ATGATTGCTGAGCAGGTACAGGACTACAACGGCGAATACAGCGGCATATGCAAATACTGCGGGCAGATTGTGGTGTTCCAGAACCTTATTCCGGGCGAAGATGCGAACGGAACGGCAACGCGGCTTTGCGACTGCAAGCAAGGTCGGGCATACGACCTCGTGCGCAAGGATGAAGAAATGGAACACGAGCGCCGGGAACGCGCAATCCGGGATGCTGGAGGGTTGATTGAGGCGTTGTTCGGGCCGGACGCGGGAGCGCGGATTGGCATCAGCCTGCCGGTAATGAACGATAAAGCGCGCGCCCATCTGCAAGCGCTTACCGCACGCATCTATGATGAGGAGATCGAGAAAGTGGTGCTGTCCGCGGACGGCATTCGCGCCACAATGACGAAGGATTCCAAAGGCAACATCAAAATCGGGAGGCGGGACACGCAGGAGATCGTGCGCGAGGTAATCACATGACGGTGCGGGATCTGCTTGAAGCCCTCTCCATGACGGGCGCGCAGGCGGCCATTCTGGAAGAGGGTGGCACGTGGCGGGCGGTGCAGCCCGTGAAGCTGAACCGCGAGGATGCGCACAGGCTGATCCTAGGCGAAGCGGAAGGAGCGGTGCAGATAACGGAATCTGAGGTCGGAATGGTAAGCTTCGGTCGGGACCATATTCACGTGGTATACAGACCAGGAAAGGCAAGGAATGCGATACAGGGAGTTTCTGAAAGCGAAAGTTGAAATAGCTCCGAAAACTGGATTTTCGGTTAGTCCACAGGAGGTAAACGACGCGCTGAAACCGCATCAAAGGGATGCAGTAATGTGGGCGCTACAAGGCGGCAGACGCGCGCTGTTTGAATCGTTCGGGCTTGGGAAAACGGTACAGGAGCTTGAGTTTTGCAGGCTTGCAGCAAAGCATGGAGGCGGAAAAGCGCTGATCGTGCTTCCGCTTGGCGTGAGGCAGGAGTTCACGCAAGACGCAACTGACATACTGCACATTGAACCGCCGGAATATGTGCGCACAATGGAGGAAGCAGAACGAGCGGACACGGACATCGTAATAACGAACTATGAGCGCGTACGCGACGGAGATATAGACCCGCAAAGATTCACGGCGGCATCGCTTGACGAAGCATCAGTGCTGAGATCGTTCGGATCGAAGACGTACCAAACTTTTTTGCAAAAGTTCAAGGGAGTTAAGTATAAACTCGTAGCAACCGCGACGCCTTCGCCGAATGAGTACAAAGAGCTTATCCATTACGCCGGATATCTGGAAGTGATGGACACAGGGCAGGCGCTGACGCGCTTTTTCCAGAGGGACAGCACAAGGGCGGGAAACTTGACATTGTACCCGCATAGGGAGAACGATTTCTGGATGTGGGTATCGACGTGGGCGCTATTCATAACGAAGCCGTCAGACCTAGGATATGATGATGCGGGATACAACCTACCTCCAATCGAAATGAGATACCATGAGCTTCCAGCAGATCATAGAACGGCAGGGGCAGACAGGAACGGGCAATATGTCCTAATACGGGAAGCATCGCGCGGCCTAAAAGATGCAGCGCGGGAAAAGCGGGACAGCATAGCACGGCGCGTAGCCAAAATGGCTGAGATTGTAAACGCTGAGCCGGAGAACAGCTTCGTGTTATGGCACGATTTAGAGGCAGAACGCCATGCGATAAAGGCGGCACTGCCCGAAACGGTGGACATATATGGAACCCAGGATTTAGATGAACGTGAACGGCGCGTCGTGGATTTCGCACAGGGTAAAACGAGGCTGTTCGCCACGAAAAAAGAACTGAGCGGGCAGGGGTGCAACTTCCAAAAACATTGCCACAGGGCGGTATTCCTTGGCGTGGACTATAAGTTCAACGACTTCATACAGGCGATTCACAGGATATACCGCTTCCTGCAAAAAGAACGTGTAGTAATCGACGTGATTTATACGGAATCAGAGAAGGCAATCCTCGAAGCACTGCTGGAAAAGTGGAAGCAGCACGACCGAATGATCGAGAAAATGACGGAGATCGTGCGAAAATACGGGCTGTCAAACGCAGCGACAGAGGGGATGAAGAGAAGCATGGGGGTAGAGCACGTGGAAATAAAAGGTGCAAGGTTTAGGGCAATAAATGATGACTGCGTAGAGGAAACGCGGCGCATGGAGAGCGACAGCGTTGATCTGATACACACAAGCATCCCGTTTGGGAACCACTATGAGTATACGCCGAATTACAACGATTTTGGGCACAACCCGGACACAAAACAATTCTTCAGGCAGATGGACTATTTATCTCCTGAGCTGCTGCGTGTATTGAGGCCGGGCCGTGTATTTGCGTGCCATGTGAAGGATCGCGTGCTGTTCGGGAACGTGACCGGCACAGGAATGCCCACAATAGAGCCTTTTCATGCGCTATGCATTGAGCACTACATGAAACACGGATTCCAGTATTTCGGAATGATAACCATAGTCACCGATGTTGTGAGGGAAAACAACCAGACGTATCGCCTTGGATGGACAGAGCAGTGCAAGGACGGCACGAAAATGGGAGTGGGATGTCCGGAATACATATTGCTGTTCAGGAAGCTCCCGAGCGACACATCGAAAGGATACGCAGATGTGCCGGTGAGCAAGACGAAAGAGGAATATAGCCGTGCGCAATGGCAAATAGACGCGCACGGATTCTGGAGATCTTCCGGAGACAGGATCATGAGCAAGGACGAAATCGAGAAGCTACCGGTGAGCGAGCTGCAAAAGGCATACCGCAAGTTCTCCCGCAACAACGTATACAGCTACAAAGAACACGTTGCGCTCGCGAAAGAATTGGATGTGGAAGGAAAACTGCCGGCATCATTTATGGTCGTGGCACCGGGAAGCTGGGATGAAAGTGTATGGGACGACATAAATCGGATGCGGACGCTGAATACATCACAGTCGAGCCGAAGGAAAGAAATGCATATATGCCCATTGCAACTCGACATTGTGGAACGCGTGATACGCAGGTACTCGAACGAGGGAGACACAGTATACGATCCGTTTGCAGGGCTATTTACGGTTCCGTATATGGCGGTGAAAATGGGGAGAAATGGCATAGGATGCGAATTATCTCAGGATTATTTCAGGGATGGAGTCGGATACATGCGCGAGGCAGATGCAGAGCGATGGACGCCAACGCTTTTTGACATGATTGGAGGAGAGTTACGATGAAATACACAATCCTGACAATCGAATGCGGGGAAGAGAAGGTTCAGCTTGAGACGAACAGTTACAAGCTGGCGCGCGACGAATACGAGCGGCAAAAGCAATGCAACCGCGGGCGCGTTCGGATAAACGGGGGAGAGATCCTGCGGATTTATCAGGCGGACAAGCTGTTTTCTCCGAAGAACGTAGTGCCGTGCACATTCGTAACGGAGGGGTGAGACATGACGATCTATCTCGCCGGCAAGATAACGGGCAACCCAAATTACAAGGAAGACTTTGAAGCGGCCGAACGTGCGCTGACAGAGGCGGGGGAGAGCGTGATGAATCCGGCGATCCTCCCGCTTGGATGGGGCTATGATTCGTACATTGAAATCACGCTTGCCATGCTGGGCGAATGTGATGTGATCTGCCTGCTACCGAACTGGACGGACAGCCCCGGAGCGCGCCGCGAGCTGATGAATGCGCTTGTGCGCGGAAAGCGCGCAATGAAGTATTCCGATTTTACGCAGCACGGCATGCACCTGCTGTCCAAAGAAGATGCGTTGTCGCTTCTTGTAACGGCATACGCCCGCGCGGAAGGGATTGAAAAGTGAGCTATATCAACAGCCAAACAAGGGAGCAGATCGCGGTACTGGCCGGCATTGTGACATATTGTGAGGCAATGGCAGAGGACAAAAGGGATGAGTTCAAACGGGCGAAACGCTCCCTTCAGGCCATGATGCGCCATGCTGAAAAGGCATTCAACGCTGTGGTTGAGGATGTGGACATTGACCAGCTTGCATCGATTATTCACACGACAAAGAACAGCCAGTTTGCGCTTGTTCACAAAAGCAACCCGCGTGCCAACTATGACAGCTACATCATCCCAACCCAGGTATTCGACCGCCTGATGGCGGATGTGATCGGGGAATGTGCGTTCTGCACGAAACAGGGAAAGGAAGTAAAGAAATGCCAGAAGCGCAGGGACCTTGCAAAATGCGGGATCGTGACGGACAGGGCGGGGGAATGCCCGTATCAGGGATGACGCACCTGTCTCTCTTCAGCGGAATAGGCGGCCTTGACCTTGCAGCTGAATGGGCAGGATTTAAGACTGTTGGGCAGTGCGAGTGGGCGGATTATCCAACGAAGGTATTGGAAAAGCACTGGCCGGATGTGACGAGATGGAGAGACATAAGAACGCTTACGAGGGATAGTTTTTATGAACAGACAGGATTACGAACAGTTGAGATTGTTTCAGGAGGATTCCCCTGCCAACCATTTTCCGTGGCCGGAAAGAAAAAAGGCAAGGGGGACGACCGCTACCTATGGCCGGAAATGCTACGAGTTATCAGAGAACTTACGCCGCGTTGGGTTGTCGGTGAGAACGTACCTGGAATCCTGCGAATTGCCGCTTCCGACATTGTCACGGACCTGGAGCGTGAAGGCTTTAACGTCCTCGTGTTTGATTTTGAAGCTGCGGATGTCGGCGCTCCGCATCGCAGAGAAAGAGTTGCATTCATCGCAAACAGGGAATCCAGGGCTGTGGAAAACGCCGGTCGCATCAGATGCGGCGAATCGGAAATTTTACCACAACTCGCGCGGAGAACCGAATCTTTCGGCAGAAGTAAAACTATGGCCAACGCCGGCGGCCAGGGATTACAAGGGGTGCAATTCTCTCGGGCACGTTCGAACGAGACTGGAGAAGGGCGAACGAGGTCACATGGGTCAACTGCCGAACGCGGTTATGATGGCAGACTCGGAACACTGCCGGTGTGGGAGCCTGAACCCAGCGTGGGTAGAGTGGCTCATGGGGTTCCCCATCGGGTGGACAGACTTAAATGCTTAGGCAATGCCGTTGTACCGCAGCAGTTTTACCCGATTTTCAGGGCAATAGCGGATACTTACGAAATGGATGAATGCTCGTATCAGGGATGAAGAAAGGAGAAAGAAAAATGAAAAAGGTATTTGTGGCACTTGTGGTGGTATTTGTTGTAGCAAGCATAATTATGGCGGGGTGTTCGGAAGCCGACAAGGTAAACGCCAACATTTCAAAGCAGGCCGACTACTTTGATTGTGAACGCAAAATCACGGTGTACAATGCACGCACGGATAAGATTATCCTCGAAGCTGAGGGGTTCATGAGCATATCAAACAACGTGTCAAACGAATTGGTTGTGACCGTAAAAACAGGGCCAAGCGAGTACAAGAAAAATTATATCTACTTGAACCAGTACACGATGTATGTTGTAGAGGATATAACCGGCACGCACACTGACCCGTATCACTACAAGCTGTATTTCCACACCAATATTCTGCCTGATGTTGAAGTGAAGCCGTAAAGAAAGGAGTAACCAATGGCTAGTATTACCGATTACGCCAGAATGTGCAATGCGCATGATGATTGCATGGTGTGTCCGATGTACGATATCCCAGGTTCCTGTTCTGACTATATCGTGAATTGCCCCGCTGAAGCATCCGCTATCATCGACAAGTGGTGCGCGGAGCACCCGCAGAAGCAGAAAACGTATGCAGAGGATTACCTTGAGACATTCCCGAATGCAGACAGAAACAAAAGCGACACGCCATGTATTTGTAGGAAAGTTTATTATGGCGAAAGGGGTACAAAAAACTGCATCGACTGTTGGAACGAAGTAATGCCGGAGGAAACGGGAAATGAGTGATTTAAAGTCGTGCCCTATATGTGGAAAACAACTTGAAGTACATGGGCCAGAAGATTGGAAGCCAAGTTTTTATGACCCTGATGGTGGTGGCGATCCATATTGCTTTGTCTGTGATTGTGGTTTCCATTTCGACACAGACACATACGACTACCAAGAAGCGGTGGAGCGAGCAAACAGGAGGGCAAACGATGAGAGTGAGCTAAAGAAATGTCCGTTTTGCGGGGGAGAAGCCAATTTTTTTACCAAGGCCCACAGCTTGAGAGGCACAACGAGAGGATGGGAATTTGGAATCTATTGCACACGCTGTAATGTAACAACGCCGAGTACGTGTTATGAGTTAGCAATAGAGTTAGGAGATCGTGGAGAAATCAAAACACTTGTTGATGATAGGGCGAAGGCCGCCAGTGATTGGAACGGGAGGGCAAACGATGAGTGACTATATAAGCCGGGAAGCGGCACTTGAAAAGGTTGTTGAGGTAAAGCACCGCGGCCCTGAATTGAGCGGGTATGTATGGCACAGATACATCAAGGAAAGCGACTTGAAGGATATCACCGCCGCCGATGTCATACCGATCCCGAAGACGGGAATCGGAGACGCATCGGATGGATTCCGCACATTCAACGAGCTGTACCATCATCGCGCCATACTGTTCAGTGTGATATGCAATTTGATGCGGGAAAAAGCATGGAAGTCAAAACGACATGATACCGGGGATATGTATGACGGAATGTTTATCGTAGGCATTGAAACCCCGGATGGGCAGGCCACATACCACTATGATATTAACCCATATTGGGACATGTTCGATGTGAAGGAAGTCGAATACGCGCCGAAATGGGATGGGCACACTCCGGACGATGCGATCAAACGCATTGGCTCGCTTTCTGCCGCCGATGTTGCGCCTGTGCGGCGTGGGCATGTTGTTTGGGTGGAACGTCCTGCGGTTTTCGCACAGTATGAAAGGCACCATAGTGAGGACGGCATCACAATGTACGTAAGGACGTGCGCAGAGGTAAAAGACAAGGTTCCGTATTGTTCGGAATGCGAGAAGCGTTTAGATGACAGATTCATGAAATTCTGTTCAAACTGCGGGGCCGATATCAAGGAGGAAGCATGAACACAAGACTGACCGAACGCAACCCACGCGGGGATGCATACTATGTTGCATGTTTCAGTGATAAAGCACTCTGCGGCGGCGGAAACCCGGGAGAAGCCTGTAACGGATGCCCGGAAATGCAAAAGCAGTGCGAGGCGCTTGCGGCATACGAAGAAGCAATTCCGTTCGAGCGGATTGCCGAAGCTGCAGACCTGTTAAACCACAAAGCGCCCAAAACGCTGCGCGAGGACTTCATGGAAAACTATCCGCATGCAATACTTGATGAGTTCGGCTATCCGAACGATACATGCCCGGCGGCGCTCCTGGGCGCAAGCTGCCCATACACAGACAAACCCACCTGCATGCGCTGCCCTATGTGGGACAAGCCGGCAAAGTAGTTCTTTCTATATAAATAGGACAAGCCTATTTCGGGCTTGTATCAGGTACTAACTTAACGACGATATATACACAACAAAAAAAGAAATCGCATATCAGCGGGGGAATGCGGCGAAGCCGCAGGGGGCGGCAGCCCCGATGTAACAGCAGGTGGGTGCGGGAGGCGGGCGCCTGACGCCTCCCGCTATGAAAGGAGCGTATGCGGTGTACATCATCACAGAATCGGACAGATACGATCAACTGCAGGGGAGCACACTGCGGGACAAGCGCCTTTCGGGATATCGTGTGAAAGAAGTGTATTACGGCGACCGCATGGAAATTGAGATCTATCCATACTGGGCACGCAAGCCGCGCTGCAAATGCCAAAAGCTGAAAGAATCCCGCAGGGCCGCAAAGAACCAGAACGCCAAGGACAGCCGGAACATGTTTTCCCGCCTGGTCATGAACAACTTCGGCACGGGCGACCTGCATGTGGTGTGCACTTATCAGGAAATGCCGGACGAAGCGCAGGCGCTGCGGGACGCACAGAACATGATCCGCAGATACCAGGCGGCGCGGCGGAGGAAAGGGCTTGGAAAGGGAAAGTACATGTATGTGATCGAGGGCGCGGCGGAGGGAAAGCGGGTGCATCTCCACCTGGTTCTTCAATCGGGCATCAGCAGGGACGAGGTAGAAGCCTTGTGGCAAAAGGGATACTGCAACGCCGACCGCATCCGGGCGATTGATGGCAGCATTAAGGGGCTGGCAACCTATCTTGCGAAGGATCCGAAGGGCAAGAAACGCTGGGGCGCATCCCGCGGACTGAAAAAGCCCGAGGTAAAAATATACGACCACAAGATCACGCGCAAAAAGGCGCGTGAGATGGCGACGGACGCGGAAAGCTTCGCGGCGGCGCTCGTGAAATTGTACCCGAACTATCGGGCAACCGAAATCAACCCGCCAAAATACAGCGAATTTGTGGCGGGCGTATACCTCTGCGCCGAGATGCGGCGCAACGATTAGAGGGGGGGAGCATGAGAAAATCACATTACAGGGACTATGCGACGGAGGCATTCCGCTTTCTTGCCCGTGAGGGCAGCGCGGCGGCGTACCGTGACAGGATATGGAACGATGCATTGGAGCGGCAGCGGCGCCGGGAGGTAGGCCGCTTTGATGGCATATCCGCACCCACGGAGGCGGCGGTAGCCCGTGCGGAGCAAGCGCTGTATGATGCGCATGCATCCATTGCCGACCTCGAAGCGGCGGAGTGGGCGCTTCAAACGCTGGAGAAGATGCGCGGTCGTCATGCGGTCACAGCGGTAAAGGCCATCTATATGCTTACGCCGGATCATCCGTTGGAGCGCGGTGAGATTCAGGCGCGCGTCGCGGCGGCGAGCATCGGCATTCCGGCAAGCGAAAGGTCGGTATACGGATGGCTTGCACTGGCGCGTGACATGTTCGCAGAACGCAGGGGACTAAGAATTTCATAAAACATTGCAGTAGTGCGACTATAAAACCTGCTATACTGTGTATAGTCCCGAAGGGTGACGAGGAGCCCGGAGGACATGTGCATTTACTTCCATCCTGAAAAGGAGCGGCGCCCGGTCAGCGCTGTCCCTTCGTCCCTTTGGAGAGAATCGCGAGCGGCAGCCAAGCGGTATGCCGCTTTTTATGTTTGGAGGCGCGGCATGGAGAAGAGGAAAAAAGCCGTGCAAAGCGGCAGAAAGCGCGGCAAGAAGCCGCTGTGGGATGAATTGCAGATGGAAAGCAAGCTGGACGCCGTGGAAGGCTGGGCGCGGCAGGGGCTGCTGAACAGCGAAATAGCGGACATGCTGGGCATATCCGAACGGACGGTGTACACGTGGAAGGGAAAATATCCGCAGTTTGCGCAGGCCATCTGCGCGGGTGCGCGCGTGAGCAACGGCGAAATCCTGAAATCCGCATTCGACCAGGCGCGCGGCTATACAAAGCGGGTGTCGGAGGTCGTGAAGCTGCGCGAGGAGTACATAGACAAAGAAAGCGGGAAAAAGCTTGTGCGCGAGCGCGCGGAAGTGGTGGAATACGACAAGTATTTCGAACCGGATGGCAGGATCACAAAGTTCATGCTGACGAACCGCCTGCCGGAGGACTACCGGGACAAGCAGCCGGACGAACCAAAGGAGGACGGCGAGATGAAGATCGAGGTGATCGCTCCGCCGGGCGAAGCAAACGCAGGGGAGCTTGCAGGATGAAAGCGACGTTTGACTTGACGAAAATCAGCGAGCCGCAGCGGGAATTCTTCCTTTCCCGCGCAAGACATACCTGTTATGGCGGGGCGCGCGGAGGCGGTAAAAGCTGGGCTATGCGCAAGAAGTTTCCGCTTCTTGCCGCGTGCTATCCAAACCTGAATATCCTCCTGCTTCGGCGCACGCTGCCGGAGCTCAGAGAAAACCACATTGTGCCGCTGCGCAGGGACCTGTACGGCATCGCACGGTTCAACACAACGGACAAGACCTTCACGTTTCCAAACGGCTCCCGCATCGTGGCGGGGTATTGCGCAAACGAGGCCGATGTATACCGCTACCAAGGGCAGGAATACGACGTGATTGGCATGGAGGAGGCAACGCATTTCAGCGAAGATCAAATGCAGTTTCTCACCACCTGCAACCGCAATGCACGGCCGGATTTCACGCCGCGCATGTACTACACGTGCAATCCGGGCGGTGTTGGCCATGCATGGGTAAAGCGCCTGTTCATTGACCGGCAATACCGGGGCAAGGAGAAGGCGGAGGATTATGTATTCATCCGTGCGCGCGTGTACGACAACAAGCCGCTCATGGAAAACAACCCGGAATATCTGGAAACGCTGGAAAACCTGCCGGACGACCTGCGCCGCGCATACCTTGAAGGCGATTGGGACGTGTTCGTGGGGCAATACTTCACGGAATTCCGGCGCGACCTTCACGTGTGCGAACCGTTCCCGATTCCGGAGCACTGGACGCGCTTCCGGTCGATGGACTACGGCCTTGACATGCTGGCCGTGCTGTGGGGCGCGTTTGACGAACTCGGAAATGCATACATATACAGAGAGCTGTGCAAACCGAATGTTATCATCAGCGACGCGGCGCACATGATCCTGAACGCAAGCCAGGGGGAGCGAATCGTATGCACCTATGCACCGGCGGACATGTGGGGGCGCAACCGGGCAACCGGCAAGGCGCAGGCAGAAATGTTCGCGGCGGAGGGGCTTGTTTTGACGCAGGTGCGCAATACGCGCGTAGATGGCTGGATGGCCCTGAAAGAATGGATGCGCCCGGTGCCGGACGGCATGGGAGGGGAACAACCGAAACTGCATATCTTTTCAACGTGCGGCAGGCTGATTCACGACCTGCCGCTTTTGCAGCATGACGACCACGACCCGAACGACGCGGCGACAGAACCGCATGATATAACCCACGCGCCGGACGGGTTAAGGTATATGATGGACGGCAGACCGCGACACCGGCCAATCGTCCCGCGTGAGGGCGACTATGAACGCCAGATTGGTGATTTCCTGGACTACGGAGGATAAACATGGAATATATCATATGCTTCACCTGCGGCGCCGTTCTGGGCGCTTTTTTTACGCTGATTTCGGGGCGCAGGCCGCCGAAACAGGAGCTGAAGGAGCCGGAGAACGCGGCGGAGGATGTGCAGGAAGAGACGCAGGCGCAGCGGGAGCGGATCCAATGGGACAACATGATGAAATTCAACGGGAGGAAGCAGAATGATTAAGTCCGACCCGCGCGGCGTTTGGGCGGAATACCAGCGTGGAGTAGAGTATAACAATTCAATCGACCTGTACGAGACGGTGCGTGTAAACCGAAACTTCTACCTGGGCAGGCAATGGGAAGGGCTGAACGCTCCCGACCTGCCGAAGCCGGTCATGAACGTAATGAAGCGCGTCGTATCCTACCAAACATCCATGATTACCTCTGACGACGTGGGCGTATCCTTCACGCCGTTCAGGCCGAATCAGGATTCGGAACTCATGGCCGCGATTTTTGCGGGCGAGGTGGAGCGTGTGCTGGAGCAGGCGAAGATCAAGGACCTGCACCGCGACGCGATCCGCAACGCATCGGTAGACGGTGACGCATGCATGTACCTGTATTTCGACCCGGATGTGGAAACGGGGCAGGATGCAAAAGGAGACGTCTGCGCCGAGCTGATTGAAAACATCAACGTATACTTTGGCAACCCGTATCTGTGCAACGCGCAGAAGCAGCCGTATATCATCATCGCTCAGCGCAAGACGGTGCGGGAAGCGAAGGAGGAAGCGAAGCGAAACGGCAGCGCGGAATGGGAATCCATCACGCCGGACAGCGACCCCAACCAGGGCGAAGCCGGGGACGACAACGACCTCGTGACGGTTCTCATAAAATTCTGGCGCGAAGGCGGGACGATATGGGCTGTGAAGACGACGGAAACGGCAACGGTGCGAAAACAGTGGGATACGGGGCTTACCCTGTACCCGGTTGCATGGATGCCGTGGGAAACCGTGCGTTCTTCCTACCATGGGCAGGCGAGCATTACGGGGCTTGTCCCGAACCAGATTGCGATCAACCGCCTGTATGCCATGATGATACGCAGCGTGGAGATGAACGCATTTCCGAAGCTAGTGTACGACAGCAGCAGGATTACGAACTGGACAAACCGGGTAGGCGAAGCGATTGCAGTGAATGGCGGCGGCGTAACGGATGCGATTGCAACCGCGGTGCGCGGCGCGGACGTATCGCCGCAGGTAATGCAGGTGATCGAATCCACCGTAACCATGACGCGCGACTTCATGGGCGCATCGGACGCTGCATTGGGCAACGTAAGGCCGGACAACACATCGGCAATCATCGCCGTACAGCAGGCGTCAAGCGCGCCGCTAGAACTTCAGAAGCGCGCATTCCATGCGTGGGGCGAAGAATATGTGCGCATTGTCGTTGATATCATGCGCGCCAACTACGGAACGCGCGCCGTGGTCATAACAGACGGAGACCTGATTGAAAAGTATGTACCGCCCAACCCAATGACGGGCGAGCTGCCGAAGGTGTACGAACTGAATGTGGACTTCGGGCAGCTTGGGGACGTAAACATGCGCCTGAAGGTTGACGTCGGTTCTTCCGCGTATTGGAGCGAGATCACGCAGATGCAGACGCTGGACAACCTCATGGCGAAAGGGATCATTCAGGACGCGGAACTTTTCGTGGAGCAGATCCCATCCAAATACCTGAGCGGGAAGAACAAGATCCTTGAACGCATCCGCAAGGAGAAAGAACAGATGCAGGCCATGCAGCAGATGCAGGCCATGCAGCAACCAACGCTATAAGGATGCCATAACAACGCTATAACACTGGGAAAGACGGCCGCAGGGCCGTTTTTTTAATACCCGCGCCAACCATAGCGCGGAAAGGAGAAACACATGGAGGAATATACCAATCCTTCCCAACCCAACGAAGCGGAAGAAACCATGGAGGACGACGATCTTTTCGGCGACATTTCGGAAGAGGACGACGACCTGTTTTCGGACGCGGAACCCGAAGAAAAGGCCGAAGCGCCGGAGGAGCAAACCAGCGCCCCCGACGCGGCGGAGAAGCCGGACGGAAAGCCCCAAACCCTGCGCATCAAGTACAACGGCCAGGAGCAGGAGATCACGCTTGAGCAGGCGGCAGAGCTTGCCCAAAAGGGCATGAACTACGACAAGGTGTTGAACGAGCGCAACGGCCTGCGCGTGGACGCGCGCGCAAGCGAGCTGATGCACCGCCTTGCGGAAGCGAACGGAATGGACGTTGAGCAGTACGTCGGCTTTGTGGAAAACCAGCAGAAAGCCGTAATGCTGCAAAAAGAAGCGCAGAACATCCGGACGAAATATCCGGACATGCCGGACGATGCCGTGCAGGAGATGGCGGAGATGCGCGTCAACGAAAAGCACAAGGCAGCGGAAGAAAGCGCGGCAACGCGGCGCAGGAGCGAGGAGGAGGCGCGGCAGAAGCCGTGGATGGACTTCCTCCGCGAATTCCCGGACTACAAGGACGGGAGGGAACTGCCGCGCGGTGTAGCCGAGGGGATTGAGCGGGGCCTTACACCCGTGGAAGCGATGCTTCGGCATCAGCAAACCGAGTACGAACAACGCATCAAGGAGCTGGAAGCAAAGCTCACAACCAAAGAACAAAACGAAAAAAGCAGGAAAGCATCCGTCGGATCGGCAGCGTCTACGGCCGCAACAAAGGTTGAGGACGCTTTCCTTTCTGCGTTTGACGGATGAGAAAGGTAATTTATGAGCATCAATCTCGCAACCAAATACAGCGATAAAATCGCACAGAAGCACACGCACGAATCGTTCCTCGCGGGCAAAGCGAAGGCGCCGTATGATTTCATCGGCGTAAAGAGCATCCGCATTTACACCCTGCTGTCGCAGCCGCTCAACGACTACGACCGCGCCAACACCTCCAACCGGTACGGCGCGCTCGCAGAGCTTCAGGATTCCTATCAGGAGATCAGCCTGACGCAGGACAAGTCCTTCCGCATTGCGATTGACAAGGGCAACAACAACGAGCAGATGATGGTGAAGGAAGCCGGCCGCGTCCTGAAAATGCAGATGCGCGAGCAGGTCGTGCCCACGGGCGACAAGCGCGCCCTCTATCAGTGGGCATGGGGCGCCGGCAAGTGCGTGGAGTATTCCGCGGCGGTATCCAAGAGCAACATCATCGGGACGCTTCTTGACATCGAAAAGCAGTTCGCGGACAGCTTCACCCCGCTTGAGGGCCGCTATGTCGCCGTGAAGAACGAGCACATGAAGTTCATCCGCCTGAGTGATGAATTCCAGTATGTGGACGGCGTGCGCGAGAAGTTCATCCTGAAGGGCGTAGTCGGCAAGGTCGGCACGCTGAACATCATCGCCATGCCTGCGGACTGGTTCCCGACGAACGTGGAGCACGTGGCGTTCCAGAGCCGCGCGGTCGGCTTCCCGTTCAAGATCCGCGATACGCGCATCATCACGGATTCGGAAGCGGTGAACGGCGCGGTACTGCTTGGCCGCTTCAACTTCGACGCATTCGTGGTCGGCGGCGCATGCGATGACGTGATCGTGTGCGTAACGAACGGCAACAAGTGCGCAATGCCGACGGCGACAAAGACCACCACCACGGCGCTTGCCACCACGACGAGCTCCGCGAAGATCTACTACACGCTGGACGGCAGCGACCCGCGCTTCAGCGCAAGCCGCGTGGAGTATTCTTCGGCAATCGCAAATCCGGCGGCTGGCACGGTTCTCAAGGCCGTTGCAATCTATCCGACGGGCAACAAGTACACGTCCGACGTGCTGACGCACGTTTGCGCGTAAACGACACAACGGGGAGGCTTCGGCCTCCCCGACTTTTGGAGGATATATGACAGGGCAGGAGATCTATGAAACTGCAAGCGCGTTCCTGTACGAAGCGGACGGCGAGGACGCGGAAAGCAAGAAATATTCCGTCCCATTTTTGAACCTGCTGCTGCAGGAGTGCCTTGAAACCGAAAATTCCATCCGGCGGCATGAGGGCCGCGCGCTTCTCGCGGCGGCGCAGAAGATCGAGACGCTGGATGAAACAATAACATACGCGGATGCGATCACGCGCGTTGCGCTCCCTTACGGCGTGGCGGCGCAGTTCTTTCAGGAAGCAATGGACAACTTCCAGGCCGAAAACTACCGCGCAAAATATGTTTCCGCGCTGAACGACGCGCGGAAGCTGAGCTTTGAACCAATCGTAGACGTATACGGAGGATATTGACATGCCAACGCTTACCACGCCGAAAAACATCGAGGACATCAAGCGATACCACAAGGCATACAGCAAATTCCGCGGCGTGGACTTTTCGACCGACCCGACGCAGGTTAGCGATTCCAGGTCTCCCTTGTGCCAGAACCTGATTTCAGACCTTGCGGGCTTCCCCGAAAAGCGGCTGGGCTGGCGCACCCTGTTCACGATAGACGCGCCGATTAACGGCATGTTTTTTGCCGTGTTTGAATCGGGCGCAGAGAAGTTCATCGTGCACGGAGGAACAAAGCTGTACACCTGGACGGATGCGGGTGCGACGCTGATATACAGCAGCATGAACAACGCGAGAAGCACGGCATTCTCCCACGATGGGAAGCTGTACATTCTGGACGGACAAAGCTATCTCGTGGCAACGGAAACGGGAGACACGGTTGGCGTTGCCTCTGTATCGGCAAACGCCTTCACCCCGACAACGGTAATCGGCGCTCCTGCGGCGGGCGGCGGCACGCCGTTTGAGGCGGTGAACATGCTGACGGGAAAGCGCATCAACTCCATGGTCGGCGACGGAACGAGCACCGTATTCCACCTCGATTCAAAGAACATCGATTCCGTGGAATCCGTGACGGTGGACGGCGTGGCGAAAACCGCAACGACCGATTACACGGTTGACCTTGCCGCAGGAACCGTGACCTTCGCAACCGCTCCCGCGGAAAGCGCGGCCGGCGGCGGGATCGACAACGTTGTGATCGCATTTACCAAAACGGTTCCGGGGTATCAGGACAGGATCGAAAAGTGCACCATTGCGGAATTCTACGGCTACAACAACGATAACCGCCTGTTCTTTTCGGGGAACCCGGACTATCAGAACTGGGACTGGCAATCGGGGCTTGACGATCCAACCTACTTCCCGGATACGGGATACACGAAGGTCGGGGCGGACACATCCGCGATCATGGGATACATCAAGCAATACGATACGCTGACGGTAATCAAAAACAGCAACGAGCAGGACGCGGAGTTGTTCCTGCGCACGGCTGAGATAACGGACGGGGGCGCGGTGCTGTTCCCGATCAAGCAGGGCGCGAAGGGCGTTGGAGCCGTATCGAAACACGCATTTGCAAACCTTAGGGATGATCCGATCTTCCTTGCGCGCGAGGGCGTATTTGCAATTACGAGCACATCGCTCGGGCAGGAGCGCGCATTGCAGGACAGGTCGTTCTATGTAAATGCGAAGCTCACACAGGAGCCAAACCTTGAAACTGCCGTATCGGTAGTCTGGAACGGATACTACATCCTGTGCGTCAACGGGCATTGCTATGTTGCGGATTCGCGGCAGCGGACGGGCGCGTCCCAAACGGAGCAGTATTCTTACGAGTGGTATTACTGGACGAACATACCCGCCCGCATATTCCTGGAACACTCCGGGGCGCTGTACTTCGGAACAGCGGATGGGCGCATCTGCAAATTCAACACGGACGTATCCGGCATGGCACGGTTTTCGGATGATGATGAACCGATCGTTGCGCGATGGTCCACAAAGGCGGACACATTCGGGATCTTCACACGCAGAAAGACGCTGGTCAAAAAGGGTTCCGGCGTAATGATAAAGCCTTACAGCCGGTCGAGCGTAAAGGTTTATGTGGCCACAGACAAGCAGCACGAGCGCCTGATCCGCACGGCGCTCATGGACATCTTCGATTTTTCGGACATCGATTTCAGCCGCTTCACCTTCAATACGCTGGATACGCCGCAGGTAAAGCCATTCAACACCAAGGTCAAGAAATTCATTCTTCTGCAGCTGATCTTTGAGAACGATGCAGTAAACGAGGGCTTCGGCGTATACGGCGCAGAGGTGCAGTATACGGTTGGAAATTATGTGAAATAGGGGGAGCAACATGGCGAACTATTATACTTCCGGCTACACGCCGCCCGCCGGGGTAACGGATGCGGAGCAGGTAAAGCAGATCCAACAGCAGCTTACGCAGGCGGGATACAACATCGGCAGAACAGGCGCCGATGGGATATGGGGCAAGAACACGCAGGCGGCCTACGACGCATACAACGCGGCAAGCGGAAAGGGATCCATCTGGAGCGCACCGGCCGGGGGAGCATATGCCGGCATGAGCGGTGGATACGCCCTTCCTTCTGTGCCGACGTATAATATCGGCGCGGCATACGACAGCGCGGCAGCGCAATACAAAGCCGCGCTTGACGCTGCGTACAACGCCCAAAAGGCGGACATCGATGCGCAGGCCGCAAAGCTAGGGGATCAATACAACGCAATCCGTTCGCAGGCATACACCAACGCGCGCCTGAACGCGATCGGAAACAACGAAGTCCTTGCGGCAAAGGGGCTTGCGGGCAACCTGTATGATTCGCCCGTATCCGGCGCATCCGAAACTTCGCGCGTGAATCAGGATATCGGCATGCGAAACGACATCAACGCGGCCACACGGCAGGAGCAAAGTGAACGGGACACGCTTGCGCTTGAACTTCTTCAGGCGGGCTATACGCGCGATGTGGAATACGCAAAGTGGATGGCCGATATGATGATCGCCAAGGCGCAGGCGGAACAGGCTGCAGCCCAGCAGGCGTTTGAAAACCAGATGGCGCTTGCAAAGATGTACGAAAGCATGTACGGAGGAAGCTCGGGCGGCAGTTCGGGTGGCGGTGGCAGTTCGGGCGGTAGGACGAAGAAAAACACGGAAGAAATCGCACGCTCGATACAAAACAACCTTACAAATTCGGCGAAGAATTTCCTAAAGAGCCCGAAAAAGGGAGCGTTGATCAATTCGCCTGGTGTAAAAATCGGAAGTTACTTCGGAAGGAGATAAATGATGTCAAGGGATATCGCGCAGAAGATAAAAGCGGCTGTGGAAGAAAGCGAGAGGCGGAGCGCGGAGAAACTGAGCAATAGGAATGCGAAAGACGGCTCCGATAAAGAAAAGCCGAGCGATATCGGGGCGATCCCGTGGACTATGGCGAAAGCCATTACGGAAGGATGGGACGACGAGCGTCTGAGCAAAGAGCTGCGCTCAGCGCAGGACAGCATAAATGTAACACGAGTGCCAAAACAGAATGAAGCGGGAAAAATCGCTCAAACTGCGGTGAGCGGCGCAACGACTGGAATACGCGGCGCGGCGGAGCGTGCACGCAATACCTATATCCCGGCGCAGTTCGGCCAACGGATCGTGGACAACCAGCGTCAACAGGAATACGCGCAACGGATGCATAATACATATCTTCCCGCATCGCTTGCGCAGGACGCTATCAACAGGCGCGGCACGGGGAATGATTTCAATGCATATGTCGATTCCGCTCTTCGCTCTGACTATCTTTTGAATGCGGACACGGAAAAGATGCGCGCGGAGCTTGATGCGCTTTCGTCCGAATTGTCATTGGACGAACAACGCTATAACCGCATGAAAGCCAAATACGCATCGTATGGCAACAATGTGAATGATAGCGGAGCAAGGGCCATAAAAAGGTACTTGGACGAATATGAAGCCAAGAACAATAAGGCAGAACAAATTAGGCGTAATCTATCAGATGCTGAAAAAGCGCAGAAATACGCCGGATATGAAGCGCTACGGCAGAACGCTGACTTTGCTGAGAAGTCGCAGGCCGGTAAATCAAAGCGTGTGCAGTTCAGCCTTACAGACCCATCCACATGGGCGGCGGGCGATGATCGGTACGACTTCATTAACGACATTGATGGATACCGCGACCATAATTGGGCAGGGCTTGAATTTGACAATGCTAAGGTTATGGGAACGGAGCGCAACCTGTCGGAACATGCGGCCGTTTCAAAAATGACGGATGGCGAAATAGCCATGTACAACTATTTGTACGCTACGCAGGGCAGAAAGGCAGCGGATGAATACATTGACACGATCACGGAGGGATTGAACTACAAACTGGCGCAGGACGATGCGGCGAACGTAGGCGACAATGTGCTGAAGGGGATGTCATATGGCTTCCAGTCCGGCGTTGAGCGCTTCGGTACTGGCGTTGCTGATATGTTCCGTGATGAAGCTACGCCAATATCCGCAACCGAATACGGATCACAGCTTGTAAGGGAAAACCTCGCCGATTCCGGGTTCAAACTGCCTGAATTTATGGGCGGCTCCAGCGTTGGACAAGTCGCATTTGACATGGCGAACACGGCGGGAAACATGGCACCGTCCATCCTTCTGTCCGTGCTGACATCAGGCGTTGGCGCATCTGCTGCTGTGGCAGGTGGAGCATCCGCAGCAAGCATGGGCCTGAGCGCAGGCGGAAGTGCAAAAGCGCAGGCGCTGCGTGAAGGATATACGGCAGAGCAGGCAACGAGCTACGGTCTCCTTATCGGCGCATCCGAGGGAGCGCTGCAATACTTACTCGGCGGCATAAGCAAGCTCGGGGGGAAACTGACGGGCGGAATTGTCCAAAAGGCGATCCAAAACATAGACGATTCACTCCTGCGCATTGCGTCAACCTATGCAATTAAGATGGCGGGAGAAGGAACCGAAGAATACCTTCAGGAAATCCTTGACCCGATATACAGGAACCTACTGTTCGATGAAAGTAACCAAATCGACCTCACAGACCCGGAAGCGGTGTATTCTTTCATGCTTGGCGCGCTTACGGCGGGCGTGTTGGATACGCCGGACACTGTGCGGGAGGGGAGGAACAATACACCATCCGGTGAGCCAAGCATAAACGGCGCGATAATTGGCTCGGGAGCATTGAAACAGGATACAGCAACTGCACCTGCCGCGCAAGCAACTGGGCAGATGAACGAAACCACGGAGCAATATGCATACACCGACCCTACCACGGGCATACCGATGGCGGGAACGCGGCCGGCACAGGACGCGCAAACCGGAAACGCGGCGGCGGATACGGCAAATCCTGCTGTGGAAACGGAAGAATACGCCTACATCGACAAAACAACCGGGATCCCAATGGTAGGAGAACGCCCGGTGCGCAGGATGAACGCGGCGGCGGATGAGATTTCAACGACGCTTGACGGCGCAACAAAGCATGGATACGCAGTTCAGGAGGGCGCAAACGGAGGCGCGGATCTGCGCGCGCAGGGTAAAACAATTCATTTGGACGCGGTGGAAGCGACGGCCATTGCGGAAGCATATGAGGGTGGAATGGATGCGGTGGAATACACAATGGCGTTTCACACCGTATACGAACAGGCCAAGCAGGGGAAGGAACTCGGCCAAATCAGAAAGAAGGGCACCGGGCGCAGCTTTGCAAAGCCGGACATAAAGGCGGCGTACAGCGCAGGACGGCTTGCGAACCAGCGCGCGGCAGTGCTTGACCCAAACAGCGAGTTCAAAGCAGGGGTGACCATGCTTCCGGACGCGCAGCTTTCCAAAGAGCAGGAGACACAACTGAACGTGCTTGATGCGCTCTGCCGGAAATACGGCGTATCTGCAATTGCGGATGATGCGTTGTATCTGGACGAAACAGGCAACGCGCGAAGCGACGTCAACGCGGCATACAACGGGAACACCAACAGAATCCATATCAATCTGAATGCGATCGGAGACGCATATCTCGCCGTCGGCGTTCACGAGCTTACGCATTATGTAAGGGCAAACAATGCGGCCGGATATTCCACGCTGGAGAACTTCGTACTGGATGCACTGCGCAGCGAGGGCGAAGATGTGGACGTGCTTGTGCGTTACCAGATGGATCAATTCGGCTATTCGGAAGAAACCGCCCGTGAAGAGGTGGTCGCAAATACGATCCCGGCGATCCTGAACGATGAATCCTATGTGAAAAAGCTCGTTGAAGCCGACAGGACGCTTGCAGAACGCATCCGCGACTTTCTGCAGGAGTTCATCGACACAATCAAAGAAACGCTTCGTACGCTCGAAGGAGAAGCGAGCTGGAAGCAGATGCAGAGCATCCGACAGGATACGGAGCTGCTTTCTGCGATTGCGGATATGTTCGATGCTGCGTTAGGGGAGACGAAGGGGGACAGAAGCTCGCAGACCGGAATCAGCCTTAAGCCGCGAAGTCAGTATTCTGCAAAGGATAATAAAATTATTGATGGGTATATTGAGGCTGTTGATTCAAACGTATATGATATCGCTGAAATATATCGAAAAAACAAAAGCGCACCGAATAAACGTATCAAGATAGCTGATGTGCATGAACGGCTCGCAAAAGATATACAGCGAATAATTGGAATTGATGTAAGCGATTATTCAATTTGGGCTGACAAAAGCACGTTCACGCATATTGAAAAACGACATGGAACAAACGGAGCGCAAGATCGGAGCATGGCTAACCTAGACGATATAGCGCGCATGGGATTCGTAATTACGAATTACGATAGTATAGAATGGTGCTTGAATCAAAACGGAGAAAAAGTTTACAGCAAGTATCATAATGGGGCGAACGGACATCCTGCGCCCATATTACTTATTAAGAAAAAGATAAATGGAACCTACTATTTATCCGAAGCGGCAGCTGACAATGCTTACAGAAAGCTATGGGTGGAAAGCGCATATATAAATAATAAAGGAGTTACGCAAGCTACCACTGCCGATGGCCAGGTAGACACGTCCGAAACGAGCCTTGCTTCTCCTCCTGATAGCAGTATACGCAATTCCTCCGAAAAAATCAACCTTTCTGCGCAGGACACAGAAGCAAATGCAGCCTCCGAACAGGAGGGGGCAAGGGCAACCGAACTCACGGGCAAGCGAAAGGCCTACAAGCGCCGGCACGAGCGCGCGTTTATTGAGAATGTTGCAAAGGCACTGGGCATTCCGGGAACGGCGAAGGGCGAGCTGCGGAAAATGATTTCCGAGCTGGGCGACCGTGTAATAGAGACAGGCCAGCTTTCGGAAGCGGACGCGAAGGCCATGTTTGAAAAGTGCTACGAAGCCGCACGTGAATATGACAACAGCATGGTGGAGCAATATGGCCCGCTAAAGGAGTACCTGAGAAACAAGGCGATCCGCTCCACGGATTTAACGAGCGAGCAGCGTAAAGCGGCGTGGGGCAAACTGCGAATGAACGGGAACGGCGCTCCGCTTGTGAACGTGTATGACGACCTGCTTGCAGAGTTCCCTGGTGTGTTTGATGATTCATTGACCTCGCCGGAGGATCAGTTCGCGGAGATCCTGAACAAGTACGACAGCATAAAAACGCGGGAATACACACTGGACGAGTTCCACGGCGAGAACGCGGCGGCGGTCAAAATGGAAGCGCGCGCCAACTTTGAGGAAGAGCTGTTCCAGCTTCGGCGTAAGCTGAACCTTGCGGAGCGCTCGGAAACCGTTGCGCATGCAAGGCGGCAGGAGCGTTTGAGGACAGCAGCAGAAGCCGAGAGTATTCAAGCGGTGGAAAAGGCGCTTTCAGAAATCAAGGAAAAACAGAAAGCGCTTGACCGCGTGATGAGGAAGCTGGAACTGACGGAAGGCGACAGATCGCTTATGGATGCCGTGTTCAAGGGTGGCATTACGCTGGGAGAGCTGCAAAGCCGAAGCAACTTTGACGAACTCAAAGCGTACTACGATGCGAGGGCGGAGGTGGAGAGCAGGAAAAAGATTGTAGACGAATACAACAAAAAGCGCCGGGAGCGCCTGCGGAACGATGCAATGAACGCGATTGAAAATTCGGATCGCTGGAAGGACAAGCGGATGGGGCTGCTGTATGCGCGCGAAACGCAGGAGCGCAACATCCGGGACATAACGGGAAACGAGCAGGACGCGGAGCGGATCATTGAAGGGTACATCAGGCCGGTACACGAAAACGAGACGAAGCGCACCCGATACATCAACGACATGAACGAGCGGATGCTCGCACTCAAACTGAACAAGTGGGAGAGCAAGGCGACGCAGCTTATCGGTGAAGCGGTCGATTATAAAGAGCGGCTTGCAGAAATCGAAAAACGCGGGATGAATCAGGATGCGGAAGCAAAGCTGATTCAAAAAGGCCTTGACCTTGTGGGCACAGAGTATGCAAAGCTGGTGGAAAAGCACGGGAAAGAAATAGACAGGGCAAAATGCGAGGCGGCGCTTCCCACGGTTCGGGAAATCTACAACCAGGTATTCCAGGACATGAACGACGCGCTTGTGCGAAACGGGTATCCGAAGGTGGAGTACAGAAGAAATTACTTCCCGCACTTCATCGGCAGGGAGTACGATTCCGAGGGACAAAAAATTGCAAAGGCGTTCGGGTTCAATCTTACGAATATGGATTTGCCGACCGACATCGCAGGGCTGACGAGCGCATTCCGGCCGGGAAAAACATGGTTCGCCAATGCATTGGAGCGCATGGGGGTAAAAACGGAATTCGACCTGTACGGAGGCTTTGACAGCTACATCAGGGGAGCAACGGATGTGATATTCCATACGGACGACATCCAGCGGCTTCGGGCGCTCGATAACGCGATCCGATACAAGTATTCGGATGAGGGTATCAAATCCCGAATGCAGGAGCTGATGGAGAACGAGGATCTCACGCCGGAGGAACGCGCAAATCAGATCGGCGCGCTGTACACGAACGAAAAAGGGAAGAGCATGCGGACGCAATTATCCGCATATGCGTCCAACCTTACGGAGTACACAAACCTGCTTGCAAACAAGAAATCGCTGCGCGACAGGGGGACAGAGGAAGACTTCGGGCGCACGATATATTCCCTTGCAAACTGGTTCCAGAACCGCTACGCTGCAAATGCAATCGCTGGGAACATCGGAGTGGCGCTCTCAAACTTCATCCCGATCACGCAGGCAACCTCAGAGGTAGGGAACGTGACACTCCTGCGCGCAATGCGTGATACCATAACGGCGATTGCGAAGGATGACGGGTTCGCGGCGCAGTCCGATTTTCTTACAAACCGGCGCGGCACGGACATGCTATCCAAGGACTGGATCATGAAGGCAAGCGACAGGCTGAGCATACCATTCGAGAAGGTGGATCAGTTTGCCTCGGAAACGCTCGTGCGTGCGAAGCTGGCACAGAACCTGAAAGCCGGCATGAACTATGAAGCTGCAATGGAGAACGCGGATGCGTGGGCGGCAGGGCTCATGGCAGACCGCTCAAAGGGCGCGCTGCCGACGGTATTCGGCAGAAAGAACCCGCTGACGCGGATGTTCACCATGTTTCAGGTGGAAGGGAACAACCAACTGAGCTACATATTCAAGGACGTACCGCGGGACATGAAGGAGAAGGGAATCGCCGCCATCGTTGGAGCGCTGTTCAAAATGTTCCTCGCCGCATGGATGTACAACGAGCTTGACGAACAGATCACCGGCCGCAGGAGGGCGCTCGACCCACTCCACATGATCGCAGAAGCGGTGGGCGTGGACTGGAAAACAGAGAACGTGATCCCTCGGATCGCGGGAACGAAAACTGCGGAGGAGGCGCCGCTATTCACCTATGAACCGCAGCCGTTCGTGAACGCGGCGGAGAACACATATAAAAATGTGGTAGATCAGCTGCCGTTCTTCGGATCACTGCTCGGCGGCGACGGTGGGCGCTCGCCTGCGGCTGCAGCAGCACCGGACATGTGGCGCGTCACAAAAACGCTGTTTGATGATAAGACGGATGCCGATTATAAAAATGATGTTGTATGGAACGAACTGAAAAAACCGTTGTTCTATATACTGCCGCCGTTTGCGGGAGGTCAGGTGAAAAAGGCCATCGAGGGCATACAGACGGTGTGGGAAGGAGGAAGCTACAAGAAAGACAAGGGAGGAAACGACCTCCTGCGCTTCCGTACAGATCAAACCGGGTTTGACTATGCGCAGGCTGCACTGTTCGGCCCGTGGGCACTTCCGGAAGGACGGGAGAACGTTGCGCAAGGCTTCCCAGTACTCAGCAAAGACCACACCGCCGCCTACAAAAACGCCATTGCGAACGGCATAGACGGTGCACACTTCCTTGTCCTTCTTGACCGGTACAAGGCGCTTGAGCCGATCAAAGATGAGAACGGGGAGACGGAAAAGTCAGCGAAACAGCAGTTTAGGGAAATCCTGTTCAAGGATTCATCTCTTACGGATGAGCAGAAGGCAATCATCGACAAAGACATACTTTGCAGTGATGAACAAACGCCGGCGGACTACACGAGCAAAGACCGCTTCACAATTTCAACAACGCCCATGGAGTTCATGCATATTCCGATTGACGATAACGCGTATGAACGCTTTACGGAAAATGTTGAAAGCGGTATGAGCGAGGAAGATGCGGCGCTGGTGGAAGAGTGGGCACGTAAGCTTATACACGTAAAAACATACACGGATGAGGACGGAAATGAGATCAAAGCAACTCAGCAGAAACGCGAGATGCTTTTCAACGATCCGAATCTAACCCCGGAAGAAAAAGAGATGATTGACCGCGAAGTGATTATGAGTGACGGGGAAAACGCAAAGCCAGCTGACTATTCATCCGAAGCCATGTTGGAGGCTTCACAGCTCAAAGGTTCGCACGCGGACAACGTAAAGCTGTTTGAAGAAGCCGGTGGCACAGCCGAGAAATATCTTGAGTATTACAACCTGTACAGCGGGTTGGAACCAACGAAAGATATAAACGGAGAGACAATTCCGGGGAGCAGGCAGGAAGCGCTGCGAAACAATATCATGAACGACGACGATATGACCCCGGAGCAGAAGCGCCAGCTCGACGAAGCGCTTACCGGGGGAAAGACGCGGGACTACACATCATGGTTTACGTTTAAGCTTGGAAAAACGTCGGGCTCGGCGTACAAGCGCGGGAAAGCCTATGTTGCCGCCGGAATTTCAGAAACCAATGCGCTTCTTATCGAACAGTGGATGGATGGCAGGAAATACACAAAAGCAGACCTTAGAAAGTATCTGAGCAAGCTGAAGCTGACGGATTCAGAGATCGAAGCCGTTCTGGAAGCAAGGTATTAAAGGGGAGGGAAACCTCCCCCTTTTACATGAAAGGAGAAGACAATGGCAATCACGGACAAGAAGATAGGCTCGTGGACGAACCCCGTTGTAAACGAAGCAGACCAGCCCCAGCGCACGGCAGCGGAGATGAAGGCAATCTTTGATGCAAACAGCAATCAAATAAAAGCCGCATTCAACGCCGTAATAGATGAACTTGTGGGAACGGGGGGCGCGGGCAACGTTGGAAATGGGGCGTTCGGAGAGATTCCGGCCGGAACGGTCGCAGCCCAGCTTGCGGCGCTGCTGAACATGTTCGGGAGCTACCCAAGCTCATCGGACATAAAGGGGATCCGGCTGAGCGCGGACAACAAGATCGAGGTCACGCTGGACGGCACAACATGGAAGCCGACAGCGCAGACCGGCGATCCTGTAACTGATTTGGGCGCCCTTCCTGTTGCGGCAGACATTCAGGATGCGGACGGATTTCTGATGTACGACGCATCCGAAATGAAAAACAAACGAACGTTGTGGAGTAAGATCAAGGAGGCGATCGGAGCCGTATTCGCAGCCGGAACTGTGGGCGATAAGTACACCATCAGCCTTGAACCCGGCACCGCAGACAACACAGCAAGTATAATCCGCATCAAGGAAAACGCCACTGGAAATACGCGCGTTTTAATCGCGGCAAATACCGCAGATGGAAATAATGAAGTATCGCAGATTGTTCTGCGCGATGGCACGAATGTTGGTAAGGTCAATATCCAGTGCAATACAGCAGGCGCAAAAGGTATCAGAATCACCGATGGCAATAACGTGGAACGGATCAAGCTGCATCACACAACCACAGGTGACAAGTGCATTTTTGAAATAAAGGATGCAAGCGGAAATGACATAACACGGCAGGTCATCGGTGCGGCTCCTGCCTTGTCTGCCCCTTCCGGCGGCACCGTAAACCTAACCCTAGCGGACAACACTGAATACCGTTTTACTTCCGCTGTGACATCGCTTACGCTGACCTTCCCATCCGGGAGTTTCGATTGTTGGCTGGAATTCACCACGGGCAGCAGCATATCAGTTAATTTCCCGGCAAATGCGACCTATTTAGGCGGCGCGCCAACCTTCGAAGCGTCTAAGACCTATGAAATGTCAATTAAGGACGGTTCCGTGATCTGCGCGGAAGTAGAAGGGAGCTTGCTGGCATGAGCTATTGGATGGCTGTACGCAGGCGGCTTGCAGCGGCAGCGCTTGCCGGAATCGATGTGGCAGCCCTTGCGATCACCTACACCGGCAACATGACGGACGAAATCGTCACAATGGGGGACGGAAATCAATACCGGCTGCTGACGCTGACAAGCTCCGGCACACTGTCGATTCCGGCCGAAGTTAAAGCGGATGTGTGGCTGTGCGGGGGTGGGGCGAATGGGGGGAATGCTTGGACTGGTGGACCAAAAGGCGGCTATGGAGGCGGCGGCGGATTCATAACGCAAGCGCTTAGTCAGGTAATTGCAAATATTACCGCCGTTGTAGGTGCTGCTGCTGGTGATTCGTCAATAATCGGCGATATATCATTATCAGCTGCGTGCGGAATCACGATTAACGCTAATAGTAACCCCGATACTACAACTGTTGTAGGCGCGTCTGGCGGCGGTGGTAGAGGTACGTATTACTGGGACAGTAATCAGCCTGGATTAAAGGGCGCGGGAGTTACAACATACCCATTTGGAGATACCACGTATTTTTCAGGCAAACCGCATTGCGCAGGTGGCGGTGGAGGCACGAGCAGTCACTATGTATCAGGTAATGGGTATGTTGGAGCGGGCGGAAATGGAGGAACGAATGGCGGCGATGGAGGAATCGGTTTAACTGCTGGTAGTTATGGTAGCTCTGGCGGTACTGGTGGAGCGCTAGGCGGAGGAACGGGGTCGAGCCGATACTTGGGCAATAGGGGCACTAATGCAACATTTTATGGTTCTGGTGGCGGCGGAGGCTCTATAAGTGATGACGAAGATGATGTTTCCAGTACGTACAATCCAACATCCGGCTATCAAGGTGTCATCTACGTCCGAATCCCGCTCAATCAGGCAGCATAAGGAGGCAGCATGAAATACGCAGTAGTAAAAGAAAACGCGGTTGAGAACGTGATTGTAGCAGACGCGGCGCAAAAGGCCGAACTGGAAGCCGCGCTTGGCGCTGAGCTTGTGGACGCACAGCCGTTCAATCTGCAAATCGGTGATTTGCGCGTTGGTGCTAACTGGACGCGCAATCAGGACGGGGAACAGATTGTCCTGGGCGGGCAGCCGACATATGACGAACTGATTGCACGATTGGAAGATGCAGAGGCAGCGCTTGCGCTGCTTGGCGTGGAGCCAGAGGAAGGAGCATAACATGGGCAAGTGGTTAGACGGTGCGCGTGCAGTACGCGCCGCCATGGACTTGGCAGGCGCACAGCTTAATGATGCTGTCGCGCTTGACGCAATGGCGATTTATCCGGCGTGGGAGATCGGTAAGGCGTACTCCGTGGATGACCGTGTGCGGCATGGCGAGTATCTCTATCGCGTAGTTCAGGCGCATACATCACAGGCTGATTGGACACCCGATTCCACTCCCGCGCTATGGGTTAAGGTTAGCGTAGACGAATGGCCTGAGTTTGTGCAGCCGACAGGCGCGCACGACGCATACAACACCGGGGACAAAGTGACCTACAACGGCAAGCGGTATGTAAGTCGGATTGACGCGAATGTCTATTCGCCAGAGGCGTACCCGGCAGGGTGGGAGGCACAATGAACATCAAAGAATTAAACGCGCAGATGCGCACCACGTACCACGCGGCGGGGTACACCGGGAAGAGCATCATCTTCGCGGTGTTGGATACTGGCGTTGAGCCTGTAGGCAGATTGCGCGGCAAGGTGACACACAGGCACGGAACCGAACCGCGAACCGGGCATGGCACGTTTACCGCGTCAGTAATCAACGAATACTGCCCGGACGCTGAAATATGGTCGTATCGGTGCGACTACCCGACATACATAATCGATGCGCTGCACGATGTAGTAGAGCGCGCAAAAGCCACGGACAAGCGCATAATCGTGAATATATCGCTTGAGACCGACAACGCAAACATCAAGGACGCGGTGGATGCATGCGTGGCGGCGGGCATCCCGTTGGTTTGCGCTGCCGGCAACGATGGCGGGGAGGGTATGAACAAATACCCCACATGCCTTGAATCGCCCATCACGGTCGCAGCCTTGCAATCCGATGCATCGTGGGCGTATTTCAGTACATGGCACGATGAAGTAGACTTTGCGGACTTCGGGCGCTGGGTTGAAGGTCTTGACATGGACGGCAATGTATGCACTAAATCCGGCACGAGCTTTGCGTCTCCGCAGGTTGCCGGGAAAATCGGGCTGCTGCTGTCCGCGAATCCCGATATGACGGAACCCGAAGTTTACGAAGCACTTAAAGGCGTAGCCGTTGACTTGGACAAGGCAGGACGCGACCCGCTGACCGGGTACGGCTTTGTGCAGCTTGCGGAGCCTACACAGAAGGAAGAACCGAAGGAGGAACCAGTGGAAGAACGTATTTTAAAGTTAATCGACAAACCCCGCATGCAGGGAGACGATGTGAAGGAACTGCAAACGCTGTTGGACAAGCACGGCTTTCCGTGCGGTGAGATTGATGGCATATTCGGCCCCGCAACAGATACGGCGGTGAGGTCGTTCCAAAAGGCCAATGGCCTGACCGTAGATGGAAAGGTTGGCGAAAAAACATGGGCGGCGCTTCGGAAAGAACCCGGCGAACCTTCCACCGATTACCTATCTGTTGCAAAAGACATGACCTGTTGGCTGCGCATGATGGTGGGCTGGCGTTACATCATCGGCGCACAGGGGCACAGGCTGACAGATGATTACTTGTCCGCACGATACAAAGACCACGAGGGCTACTTTACCAACGGTCGGTTGGAATGGCTCAGAAGCGAAATTTCGAGGGCTGACAGCATGGGAATCAATCTGTACTGCGCTGATTGTTCCGGGCTGTTCTTCAAGGTCAATGAAATGATGGGCATTATCCCGGCGAAGGACGCAACCGCAAACGGCCTGTACAGCACCTATTGCACGCAGATCGGAAAGGATGATGTTCGCCCCGGCGATATTCTGTTCCGTGAATCGGGCGGCAGGATGGTACACATGGCGATCGTTGGCACGGATGGAGTGTATGAGGCCGCAGGCACGGCTTATGGCGTTGTGTTCCGGCCTTGGGCGGATATGTTCTCACGGCGCACCTACAACCGCATGACGGGCAATTTTGACACCTTGAAACCGTGGACGCATTACGGGCGCTTAAAGGCGCTTCAATAAAAAACAAAGGAGAAATTCAATGGACAAAGTACTGGAAGGACTGAAATATGCGGCAGCGGGAGCGGGTGGGCTGTTCGCGTACCTGTTCGGGGCATGGGACGCACTGATTATAGCCCTGGTGATCTTTGTGGTGGCGGATTACATCACAGGGGTAGCCAAGGCTGCCATGCAGGGAAAGCTGTCGTCTGCGGTTGGATTCAAGGGCTTGCTGAAAAAGGTCATGATTTTCGTGTTGGTGATGGTTGGAACGGTAGTAGATAAGGCAATCCCGGCAGCAAACCACGCGATCCGTTCAGCGGTGATTATGTTTTATATCGCCAACGAAGGGCTTAGCATCCTTGAAAACGCGGGCGAGCTGGGCTTGCCGCTGCCCAAAATGCTGAAAGCGGCGCTGGAAAAAATGAAGGACGAAAAGCCGGAGGATGTGCCGGCAGAAGAACAGGAATAGAGATATATGCAGAACCCCCGCTGGCCTACGGCTGGCGGGGGATATTTTTATAATAGCTTTTTTTCAATGCGGAAATGCATTCCGGCTTTCCGCATGTTACCGCATTCGTCCCGGGAGGACACGGCCCGCCACATATCGCGCACCGTTTTAATGATACGCGTTTCCCTGATCTGATTTCCGCTATTTTATCCCGGTTTGCGGTGTAGTACGCAGCGCCCTGACTGCGGTCAGCCGCCATAACGGCTTCACGCCTGCAATCCGGGCAATATCGCTGCCTGCCGTTGCTGACGATGTATTCACGCCCGCAATGTTCGCATGTGTCCGTGCTGCCAAGCTTCCGCGCGTATCCGTTTTTTCTATACCTCGCAGCGCGTTCACTTTCTGCCTTTGCCCTGCACGCTGGACATCGCTTTGCGCGTGGGCCGCCCTGAAATTCTGCGCCACAGTCCTGACATACGCGCATTCGGATGGAACTGTTTTTCTTGCCCGCTGCGGAACATGCATCGCATTGGAATTGCCTTGCGCGGCCTGTGAACTCCGCGCCGCAGGATGTACATATACGAATTACAGAACGCCGCGCCATGGTATCACCGTTCCTGCATCAAACAGAATGCCGCCCAAGAAATCAGGAATTTGACATACGGCGGCGGCGTGTTGACGCCCGTTTCCCAGTTTCCGCATGTCCGTGCCGGGATTCCTAACATCGCGATCATGCCGGCCTGGCTTGCGCCGATCGCGTCGCGTATATCACGGAACGAACCGTTTGCAAACGTGTGAATTGTCGCAAGAATCAAATACGCATCCTCACCCGATACTGAACCTAGGTATTCAGGAAAACCAACGGAGCCGATGAACATATCTATATCGGGTTCATTCATTGCTTCGCGGTACAACGTTGAAAACACTGAAAAAGTCATTTGAAATCCATTCTGCCGGGTTTAGCCGCCCGGCTCGGCGATGCTATGTCAACCCAATTTAACAATTTCGGTAACGTCTTTAATTTCGCTGTCGACAATGATGCGCGGGTTGTTCCAGTCGCAAGCATCGGATTCATTCAAATCATCTTGCAAGCTGAAATCACCTTCGGCTGCCGCTTCTCTCGCCGCTTCAAATGCTTCCGTAAATTCATCGGTGATTTTCCAAACAACCGTATATTCTTTCCCTTCATCGTCCTCTGCGGTCGCTTCGTAGTATTCGCCATCATGGATAATATAGATTGTTTCGCGTCCTTCTTCGTCCACGATACGGAAATCGCCATTGCCAATGCTGGGGCTTGTGGTCAGCGTGATATTCTTCAT